ATGCGAAAGAAATACAATACGCCCCACCGCCGTCATGTGGTAAAGACCCGCATGACCGATGAAGAATACGCCGACTTCACCGGGCGGCTGGCGGCTTATGAAATCAGCCAGTCCGAGTTTATCCGGCAAGCCATACGGAAAGCGACCATACGCCCCATTGTCACCGTTTCCCCGGTCAATGACGGGCTGCTTGCCGCCCTCTCCAAGCTCACGGCAGAGTACGGGAAAATCGGCGGCAACTTAAACCAGATTGCCCGGAGCCTGAACGAATACGGAAGCCCCTACCGGGGGCTGGAAAAGGAAGTGCGGGGAGCCGCCGCCGACCTTGCCGCCTTGAAGTTTGAAGTCTTGCAGAAAGTAGGTGAAGCCGTTGGCGATACTCAAACATATCAGCTCTAAAAATGCCAACTACGGGGACGCTGAAAAATACCTCACATTCGAGCATGACGAGTTTACCATGAAGCCCACCCTTGACGCAGACGGGCGGCTCATACCGAGGGTAGACTACCGCATATCCTCTCTGAATTGTGGCGGGGAGGATTTTGCCGTTGCCTGTATGCGCTCCAATCTCCGCTACGGCAAGAACCAGAAACGGGAGGACGTAAAGAGCCACCACTACATCATCAGCTTTGACCCACGGGACGGCCCGGACAACGGCTTGACCGTTGATCGGGCGCAGGAGCTGGGCGAGAAGTTCTGCGCCGAGCATTTCCCCGGACACCAGGCCCTTGTCTGCACCCACCCGGACGGACACAGCCACACCGAAAATATCCATGTGCATATCGTCATTAACAGTCTGCGGATTGCGGAGGTTCCCATGCTGCCCCACATGGACAGGCCAGCGGACAGGAAAGCAGGCTGCAAGCACCGCTGTACGGACGCAGCTATGAACTATCTGAAAGCCGAAGTCATGGAGATGTGCCACAGCGAGGGGCTTTACCAGATAGACCTTTTGAACGGCAGCAAAGAACGCATTACCGAGCGTGAGTATTGGGCGCAGAAGAAAGGACAGGCTGCCCTTGACAGAGCCAACGCCCCTATTGCTGCGGACGGTATCGCGCCCCGGCAGACCAAGTTTGAAACGGATAAGGCGAAGCTGCGCCGGACTATCCGGGAAGCCCTTGCCGCTGCTTCCGGCTTTGATGAGTTTGCCGCCCTGCTTCTCCGGCATGGTGTGACCGTCAAGGAGAGCCGGGGGCGGCTAAGTTACCTCACGCCGGACAGGACGAAGCCAATTACCGCCCGGAAGCTGGGGGACGATTTTGACCGGGCTGCTGTCCTCTCCGTTTTGGAGCAGAACGCCGCCAGAGCCGCCGAAAAACCCGCAGCCATAGCGGAATACCCCGGCAGTATCAAAGACCGCTTACGGACGAAAAAAGAAGCGAAAAACGCCCCGAACAATGACGCTGTACAGCGCATGGTAGACATAGCCGCCAAGCGAGCCGAGGGGAAAGGACGGGGCTATGAGAAGTGGGCGACCATGCACAACCTCAAACAGATGTCGGCTACCCTCATGCTCTACCAGCAGTATGGCTTTTCTTCCCCGGACGAGCTGGACGCTGCCATTTCCGCAGCCAACACCGCCACGCAGGAGAGCCTTGCCGGACTGAAAGGGCTGGAAGCCGCTATCCGGGAGAAAAAGGAATTGCAGCGCAACCTTTTGGGCTATATCGGCACGAAGCCCGCCCGTGACGGTCTGAAAGCGCAGAAATCGGAGAAAGCCCGGAGAGCCTACCGGGAACAGCACGAAAGCGATTTTATCATAGCGGACACAGCCGCCCGTTATTTCCGGGAGCATGGAATAACCAAGCTGCCAGCCAGCAAAGCCCTGCAAAGGGAGATTGAGCAGCTTACCGTCCAGAAGAACGCCGGATATAACGACTACCGGGAGAAACGCCAGCGGGCGCAGGAGCTTCAGACAGTCAGACGCAATATCGACCAGATTTTAAGGGGCGCACCGAGCCAGCAGAAAAAGCGTGAACAGGAGCGTTAAAGACCGCCCCGAAATGATACCGAAACCCTACAAAAATACAGGTATGATATGAACCCTTACCGCAATACTCCCCGACTTCCAAACGGGGCTTACAGGGCAGAAAAAGCCCGAAAATGATACCGAGAACATACAGAAAATGCCCCCTATCCCGCTACACCGATAGGAACGGCAGAAAGGAGCTTACCATTGCCGAGAATGAGCAAGAAGCGGCGGCTGGAATGGTCTTTCTTCCTCAACCACCGCAACCGTATCACTTACAACGACCTATGCCGGGGCTGCACCCGTGACTGCAAACAGAGCTTCCGGGCGGTTATCATACTATGCCCTCGCTATTATTCCAAACGCTGGAAAAAGGAGGACGCAGCCTATGGCAGATAACCGCAAATATTACTACCTCAAGCTGAAAGAGAGCTATTTTGACGATGATGCAATCGTTCTGCTGGAAAGTATGCAGGACGGCGTTATCTATTCCAACATTCTCTTGAAGCTGTACTTGAAATCGCTGAAAAACGGCGGGAAATTGCAGCTTGACGAGAATATCCCCTACACCGCCCAGATGATTGCGACCATTACCCGCCAGCAGGTAGGTACCGTAGAGAGAGCTTTGAAAATCTTTATGAAGCTGGGGCTTGTGGAGCCTTTGCCAAGCGGCGCACTCTACATGAGCAACATTGAGCTTTTAATCGGCCAGTCCTCTACCGAGGGGGAGCGCAAGCGCAGGGCGCGGCTGGCTTTGCAGGAACAAAAAGCCCTGCCGCAGACAGGGGCGGACAAATGTCCACCATATCGAGCGGACATTTGTCCACCAGAGATAGAGATAGAGAAAGAGATAGATATAGAAATAGAAAAAGAGAGAGAGTTAGAAACGGGACACCCCGCCCCCGCCGCCTATGGCAGATACCACAATGTCATTCTTTCCGATACGGAGCTTGACGGGCTGAAAACAGAGCTTCCCGGCAAGTGGGAGTATTACATTGACCGCCTATCCTGCCATATCGCTTCCAGCGGGAGGAAATACAAGAGCCATGCAGCCACGATTTTCAAGTGGGCGCAGGAGGACGCAGCCAAGAAAGCCCCGAAAAAGGGCATACCCGATTATACCTGTAAGGAGGGCGAGAGCTTATGACGAATGGATTTGATGAAATGATTTTGAATATGACCGACACCACGCCGGAGCCGGAGGACTACACCGGCGAGGACGGGCTTTTATACTGCGGGAAGTGCCACAAGCCCAAAGAGGGCTATTTCCCCAAAGAAACCGCCGCATGGCTGGGGCGTGACCGCCACCCGGCAGAATGTGACTGCCAGCGGGCAGAGCGTGAGGAACGGGAAGCCGCAGAGAAACAGCGCAGTCACCTTGAAACTGTCGAGCGGTTGAAGCGGCGGGGCTTTACAGACCCGGCTATGCAGGGCTGGACGTTTGAGAACGACAACGGCAAGTGCCCGCAAATGGAACACGCCCATTTCTATGTGGAGAACTGGGAAACCATGAAAGAGCGCAACATTGGCTATCTGCTATGGGGCGGCGTTGGCACAGGCAAGAGCTATTTTGCGGGCTGTATCGCAAATGCCCTTATGGAGCGTGAAATCCCCGTGTGCATGACAAACTTTGCATTGATATTGGGTGACCTTGCCGCCAGCTTTGAGGGCAGGAATGAATATATCTCCCGACTTTGCAGCTTCCCGCTGCTTATCCTTGACGATTTTGGAATGGAACGGGGAACGGAATACGGCTTAGAGCAGGTCTACAACGTGATTGACAGCCGTTACCGCAGCGGCAGGCCGCTGATCGTCACGACTAATCTCACGCTGGAGGACTTGCAGCACCCGGAGGACACCGCCCACGCCCGCATTTATGACCGTCTGATTGAAATGTGTTCTCCTGTCCGCTTTACCGGGAGCAACTTCCGAAAAGCCACGGCGCAGGAGAAAATGGGACAACTGAAAAAGCTGATGAACAGAAAGGAGAGCCGCCTATGACCAACACCCCAAAGAATGACCGCAGCACCCGCCGCCCGGATTGCGTGACGGAAATCCGCATAGGTAATTCTGTCCTTGTCGTTTCCGGCTATTTCAAGCAGGACACCACCGCCACCGCCGCCGATAAAATGCTGAAAGTGCTGGAAGCGGAAGCTGCTACACAAAAATCGGCAATTTGACGGGACGTAAAGAAGCAGAAAGGACTGTACAGCCAGCCCCGGCGTGTGGTATGATAGTCATACGGAATAGTGGGGCTGGCTGTCGGAAATGGAGGACACTATGTTAAGACAGACCACCCGAAACCTTATTACCGCCCTTTATCCGAGATTATCCCACGAGGACGAGCTGCAAGGTGAGAGCAATTCTATTTCAAACCAGAAGCGTATTCTTGAAACCTATGCGAAGCAGAACGGCTTTTCCAATCTGCAATGGTACACAGATGACGGTTATTCTGGGGCGAACTTCCAAAGACCCGGTTTTCAAGCCATGCTTGCGGACATTGAAGCCGGAAAAGTCGGCACCGTTATCGTCAAGGATATGTCACGGTTAGGGCGAAACTATCTGCAAGTGGGAATGTATACGGAAATGATTTTCCCACAGAAAGGCGTCCGCTTTATCGCTATCAATGACGGAGTGGACAGCGCACAGGGCGACAATGATTTTGCCCCTCTGCGGAACATTTTTAACGAATGGCTGGTGAGAGATACGAGCAAGAAAATCAAAGCAGTAAAACGGTCTAAGGGTATGAGCGGGAAGCCCGTCACGAGCAAACCCGTATACGGCTACTTTATGGACGAGGACGAAAATTTTATCATTGACGGGGAAGCCGCCCCTGTTGTGCGGCAGATTTACAGCTTGTGCCTTGCCGGGAACGGGCCGACCAAGATAGCCCGTATGCTCACAGAGCAGGAGATCCCCACGCCGGGAACGCTGGAATACCGTCGGACGGGAAGCACCCGCCGCTACCACCCCGGCTATGAGTGCAAGTGGGCGACCAATACCGTGGTACATATCCTTGAAAACAGGGAGTACACGGGCTGTCTGGTAAACTTCAAGACGGAGAAGCCGTCCTACAAGACCAAGCACAGCGTAGAGAACCCCATTGAGAAACAGGCGATTTTCGAGAACCACCATGAGCCTATCATTGACACCCAGATGTGGGAGCGTGTGCAGGAGTTACGCAAGCAGCGCAAACGCCCGAACCGCTATGATGAAGTGGGCTTATTCTCCGGCATACTCTTTTGTGCCGACTGCGGCAGCGTCCTTTACCAGCAGCGTTACCAGAACGCCACCCGCAAGCAGGATTGTTATATCTGCGGGAGCTACAAGAAGCGTACCCGTGACTGTACGGCGCACTTTATCCGCACCGACCTGTTGACCGCCGGAGTGACCGACAATCTGCGGAAAGTCACCAGCTATGCAGCGAAGCACGAAGCCCGGTTTATGAAGCTGCTGATCGAGCAGAACGAGGACGGGGGCAAGCGCAGGAACGCCGCAAGGAAAAAGGAGCTGGAAGCCGCCGAGAAGCGTATCAGCGAGTTATCCGCTATCTTCAAGCGGCTGTATGAGGACAGCGTGACCGGGCGCATTTCAGACGAGCGTTTCACGGAGCTGTCGGCAGACTATGAAGCCGAGCAGAAAGAACTGAAAGAGAGAGCCGCCGCTATCCGGGCAGAGCTTTCCAAAGCGCAGGAAGCCACGGTAAACGCAGAAAAGTTTATGAATGTTGTCCGCAAGTACACCAGCTTTGAAGAACTTACCCCTACCCTTTTGCGTGAGTTTGTGGAGAAAATCGTTGTGCATGAGTGCAGCTATGACGAGAACGGCACACGCAGACAGGACATTGATATTTATTACTCTTTCGTTGGCAAGGTAGACCTGCCCGAATGACCGCCCGACCTATCCGGCGCAATGCGCAAACGCCGGATAGGAACGGCAAAATTTTTTACACTTCTACTACTTCTTTATCACACATCAGCAAAGAGCCAGGGCATGAAGCAGCTCATGGCTAAATAGATGTAAAAAACACAGAAAGGAAAAGCACAATCCAGACGGACACGGCGGCGCAGTCAAGAAATATTTGTGAAATGGCAAGAATTTTGATATAATGAGGTCAACCACCCCGGCACTGGGAGAAAGGCGGGAAAATCAATGCACATCGGCTACCAACCGCTCTGGCGCACCCTAAAGGAGCGGAGAATGAGGAAAGAGGACTTGCGGCTCGCCGCCGGTCTTACCACAAACATGATCGCCAACATGGGAAAGGGCAAGCATATCAGCATGGACACGCTGACAAAGATATGTGAAACCCTTGACTGCGGGATTTTGGACGTGATCGAATTAGTCCGAGACGAGGAACAGACGCATGAGAGCGACTAAAACAGGCTGGCGAGAGAAGCTGCCGCTATGGGAAGCACCATTCCCACACGGCAGCTTTTTTCTATTTCCTGCGCCGAAAACTTATGCCGGAGTTTTTTATGACCGGGGAACGCTTGAATATTTTTATCAGAGCCGCTTTTTCATTCGGGGGCAGGTTTTTGGATTTTATCTGGAAGCCCTTGCAGAACGCTTCCACGAACGTATCAATCGTATTGTGGACGGGTGACTGCACGATACGCCGGATTTCCATGAATATTTCATCGGCGGGCGTTGTGACCGGCGCACTCTCAAAATCCTTTTCGTGGGCTTTTCGTATGTCGTGGAGGATAGCGTCCCATGCCTTGTGCGTGATATGGCAGAAAAAATCATCTTCCTCTATCATCCCTGCGTCAAAAATCCGAAATGCCCGATCCGTGACCGCTTCGGGATGTTCTTCCAGCAGCCGCGCCCTGTCCGCTGCCAGCGATTGCTTCAAATCATGGAAGCGCGAGGCGGCGAGGCCGTCCACATAGATTTCAACGTCTGCCAGCAGCTCCGCAAATTTTTCATGGGTGACAAGCTCACACAGCAGCCGATTATTGATGCTGCCGCTTTTCAGAAGCTCCACCGTCGCGTCACTCAAGCGAAGCTCCGACAAGGGCGCGTTTGGGAGGCTTCTGTTTTCCGTCCGACCCAGCAGGTAATCAACGGACACCTCATAGAAGTCTGCCAAGGCAATAAGATTTTTGTGATTCATTTCTCTTGGCGTGTCCAATTCATAGCTGCCGAGGGCGGATTTTGAAATGCCGGTAAGCTCCGCAAGTTCTTCCAGATTCAGCTTTTTCTCCACCCGCAAATCCTTTAGCCGCTCCGATATGCTAACTTCTGTTTTCATTGCCAGCCGCCCCTTTCCTGCGGCTGCCGCCGCCTTTTTCCCCATTATACCATACCATTCCGCAATCGTGGAATTTTTTGATTTTCGGGCAGGATTCCTTTTTTGAGGACATACAGGAGAGGGCGCAAAAATGTTCTATGCTATAGGCAGTTCATCGATGGATCAATCCAATCGAATGACCGGCCTGTAGGGATATGCTCCCCGGCGATGTAGCGCAAAGACCTGCGGAATGGGAAATGGAGGAACCCAGACCGCAGCGAGCGTACCAAGGGGAGGGATACGCCGCCGTGAGATTCGGGGGCAGGAACGACAGCAGGGAGAACCGGCGAAAAATGAACACAAAAGACACCCGAAACACGACAGCGGACAGAGGGATAGAAGCCCCTGCCCGTACTGTCACAAAGGATTTTCGGGCGGCGCAGAGGGCAGAAAAGCTCTGAAAACCGCCCCGAAACACGACACTAAAACCGCTATCCGTCCGTTCACGCTGTTACGGCAGAAATGGACGGATTTTCATAACAGGAGGCACTATGCCAAGAATGAGCCAGAAACGGAAGAATGAGCTTGCTTTCTTCCTCAACGACCGGGGGCGCGTGACCTACAATGAGTTGTGCCGGAAATGTCGGCATACCTGCAAGCAGAGCTTCCGGGCGACCGTGATAGACTGCCCCCGCTACCTGTCGAAACGAGCAAAGAACAAGGAGGACATCCGCTGAATGGAATTTGAGTTTATGACCGCAGGGACACCCTTGCCGCCCTGTATGCCCCTGCCGCCCGTTCTGCTGCGGCTACCTACCAGCAGCACCGCAAAGGTGATGTATGCCCGTATGCTGGATGAAGCCCTTGCTTACGGCATAGAGGACGAGAACGGGATTTTGTATATCCACTTCCCCATCAAAGAGCTTGCGGCGGCACTTTCCCGTAGCACCATGACGATCAAACGCGCCATGAGCGAGCTTGACGATATGGGGCTTGTCATGCGGGTGCGGAGGGACTTTAGCAAGCCCAACAGGATTTATCTGCTGATACCAAAGGCAGATCACACGAAAACGGTCAAGAGCCGGAAAAATCGCATATTTGACGCTGGGAGCGCTTCGGACGAGGAATGTATCGCCGGAGCGTTTCCTATTAAAAAATCGCCGTTTTCCCCAAGTCAAGAGCCGGAGAAAACAGCCGAAAAATGCCACTCTTGCACGACAGAGGGCAGAAAGGAGCTTGTATGAGAACAGGGCTGACAAAGAGCCAGAAAGTCACGGAAATCTGCTTCGACGAGAAAGTGCCGCTGATCCATATCCGCACACACAACACCGACTTAAAGAAGCGGCTTGCCGCCTACGCCGGACAGCACCCCGACCAGTGCCGCCAGACCGACGCAGACCCCGAAACAGGCTGCATGGAGTTTGAGATTGCAAAGGGGCGTTTCTCTTTCCGTCTGACCGCCCCATACAGCGAGGAACGCCGCAGGGCGGCAAGCGAGGCGGCGAAGAAAAGCAGCGTAAACGGCATGGGTAGAAGCGTTCACAAAAATCTGCTATAATTTTTGAAAAACCTATTGACTGTCACCTTGGGGGATAGCTTATCCTATATGTGGAGGTGAGTACAATGCTCATAAATGAAGTATGCAAAGAATGTAACCTGACCAAAAAAGCAGTTGAGTATTACGCAGAACAGGGACTAATCCAGCCAAGGATAACAGAAAACGGGTATCGGCAGTTCTCTGAGACAGATGCTTTGAAGCTCAAGCGAATTGCAGTTTTGCGTGGACTGGGCTTTTCCGTTCCAGAGATTCGCACAATTCTTGAGAATGATAGCCGTACAGCAATTTACGATGTCCTCAGCAGGAAAGAGCTTGAAATCGTTGAACTGCAAACAAAGCAGGCATTGATAAAACAACTTGCGGAAAGCGGCGATTGGGAGCATATTGAAGGACAAGTGGAGGCGCTTCAAAACAAGCAATCCATATTGAAACGTATCCTTGATAAGTTTCCGGGCTTCTATGGAAAATTCGTATGCTTGCACTTCGCTCCGTTTTTGAGCGAAGCAATCACAACGGATGAGCAGAGGGAAGCGTTTGAAACGATCATCCGATACTTGGACGGCATTTCAATAGCCGTTCCCAGCGATGTGCAGCAGTATCTTGATGAGATTAGAGAAAATGCTGATGCTGCTGTGACGCAAAGCGCATCTGCTGCACTTGCGGCAGCTATGGCAGACCCGGAAAAGTATATTCACGACAACAAGGAAATGCTCAAACAATATCGAACAGTTGCGGAATCGGAGGAATATAAGGCATCTCCCGCCTACCGGCTGCAAGAGTATCTAAAGCAATTCCAAAGGGAGAGCGGCTATAACGATGTATTCATTCCCGCAATGCAGAGGCTTAGCCCCGCTTACTGCGAGTATCACAAATCCCTGCAAGCAGCGAATGAAGTTTTCCTGCGACACTTTCTTTAATGTGTATCGCTTGCGCCAGCAGGAACACTGTAACGAGTTTCTTAGATATGACAAGTAAAAAAGCACCTGCGCTCAAATTGAAGCGCAGGTGCTTTCGCGTCCACAGATTGCTACCTTTAATTGGATTCCATCAGCAAGGATAACCCTATTGTTCGCCAATAGGGTTATCCTTTCCCACCTGTATTTTCACTTTGTTTTGTTGCACGATACACGTAATATGCTTTTGAAATGTGTTACTCCACCACGAACGGAATTCCATACTCCTTGGCAAAGGATTCAATATAGCTGTCTGCCGGACCGTAGATGGTGAGGTTGTCGCAGCCCTCAAAGCACATTTCATCGTCAATATTTGTGAGTGCCTGCGTGAAGTGGAGTTCCTTCAACTTGGAGCAGTTACCGAAGGTGCCAATGCCTCCCAGTTCCTGGAGGTCCTTGCCGAAGATGACCTGCTGCAAATTAGAGCAGAAGCCGAAGGTCAGCCCCAGCGTTCTTGTCACACCCTCGCAAATGACCAGTTCCACCGTTTCATTGTTGATAAATACCTCTTCAATTTCTTTAACGCTCTCCGGAATCAGCACCGCCCGCACCGGGGAGTCATTGCCAAATACATAATTATAGAGCGCCGTAACCGGCTTGCCTTCAATCTCCGCCGGGATAACCACCACGGTGTCACTTCCCGTGTAGCTTCTGATCTTGATGCCGTTCTCTTCCACGTCATAGGTGAAGTCCTCTGCCGGAGCGACTGCATGGTTGCGAAGCATTTCTTCGGTGATTGGGGAATTAGGGTCAACCTTGGTGTTCTGCGTCTTGTGATCTTCCTCTTCTGCGGTCACAGTGTTGTCCGTACTGCCGGTCGTGCCATCCGTGGTCTTGCCGCCGCAGGCCGTCATACCCAGCACCAGAACAAGTGTCAGAAACAGCGCTGGAAGCTTCTTATTCATTTTGCTCATGATATTTTCTCCTTTTTGGGATAAGTTTTAAAAAATCAGGAAACACCGCAAATAGGGCCAGAGAACGTTCGATCCAATTACATCTTCTGAAATTCTTGTACTTCCGTTCCAAAGTAACCGGATAAATAATAACGCCAGCTGAAAATATGTCAATATTTTTTGCAGAGTTTGCCACTCTATGTGAGAGCCTGTCTGCTATATTCGAAAACATTATAGCATTTGGATGGACAAAAATCAATATCAACTAATAGAGAAAATGGAAGAAAAATCCGAAATTCATCGTCATATCATACTTTCGTGTGTCTTGGAGCGACACATTTCTCCACAGTGCATATATCAGCGCAGTCAAATACGCAGTCAACAATGGATTTACCAATCAAGTAAAATAGGTTAGGTTCCTACTATTACAATCTACAGGAGGTTTATTATGGCAAAAGGAGAAAATATTTTCAAGAGGAAGGATGGTCGTTGGGAGGCCAGATACATCCGAGGATATGAGCTGTCAGGCAAAATTAAGTATGGGTTCTGCTACGGAAAGACCTACAAAGAGGCTAAAGAAAAAGTAACGCAATGCAAGTCCGTAGTTGCCAGCGGAACACCAATTGGGCCAAGACAATCTCGGCACCGGTTCGCTTTTTATTGTGATGCATGGCTTCAGGCCTGCAAGCCCAAAGTAAAGGAGTCCACCTATGTTAAGTACAGTATCGCGATCGAAAGGCACATCAAGCCGAAACTTGGAGGGTGTTTCCCTTTGGGACTCAACACAGGAATTGTTGATGATTTCACACGGGAGTTGATCTTGATGCTGAAACATCATACCAAATTCTGAAATCAGTAAATCCTGATATGGACTAAAAATGTGCAAGCACAGCATTGCGCTTGTCCCTACTGTCCTTCGTGAAGAAATCAGTGACGCAATAACCACACACCGAAAAACAGACCGCTGACCCGCGCCGTGTGCGTACAGTCAGCGGTCTTTTTTTACCCAAAATCAAGAAAGGAGCGACCACCCATGACAAAGAAGAAAACGCCGCAGACCATCGAGGAATGCAACGCCGAGCTGGAACGCACGCAGAAGAAAATCCGGCAGTATGAGAACCGAAGCAAGATGCTTGACCGCAGGCTTGCCATTGAGAAGCGCAAGGGGCGCAACCACCGCCTTTGTTCGCGGGGCGGCTTTATTGAAAGCATCGTGCCGGAGCTTATCACCATGACGGACGAGGACGCGCAGACCTTTTTCCGACTTGCCTTGACGAGTGAACCGGCGCGGGAGTTTTTGAGAAAACGAGCCGAGGAAACGACAAGCTGAATAATCCCTTGGCAACAAGGGCGCACTTATACACCCTGACGGGCGTTGTGCGCTCTGCCGAGGGCTGAAACTCTCCACACAGCCCTGCCGTGTTCCGAGCTTGGCGGCGTTGCCGCGAACAGGGAAAACTGCATTTTCCCTGCGACGGCTTGCGCCGTCTACCCTTTTGCACACTTGCCGCGAGGGAACGCCTTGCCGCCGCAAGCCATTCTCTCCCGTCAAGTCCGAACGAGCGAAACGGAGGTGATACCATCGCAATCTACCATTGCAGCATCAAGATCGTCAGCCGGGGAAAAGGCAAATCCGCCGTAGCCGCAGCCGCCTACCGAAGCGGCGAAAAACTGACGAACGAGTGGGACGGTCTGACCCACGACTACACGAAAAAGGGCGGCGTTGTCCATTCGGAAATACTGCTCCCGGCACACGCCCCGCCCGCTTTCTCTGACCGCAGCACCCTGTGGAACAGCGTGGAGCTTTCCGAAAAATCCAATAACGCCCAGCTTGCGCGGGAGGTGGAGATCGCCCTGCCCGTGGAGCTGTCCAGAGAGGAACAGACCCGCCTTGTGCGGGAGTATTGTTTCTCTCAATTTGTTTCCAAGGGCATGATCGCCGACTTCAATCTGCACGACACGGGCAGCGGCAACCCGCACGCCCATATCCTGCTGACCATGCGCCCGCTGGACGAAAGGGGCGCGTGGCTTCCGAAGTCCAAAAAGGAATATGTGCTGGACGAAAACGGCGAGAAAATCCGTCTGCCCAGCGGCAGGTACAAGACCCGCAAGGTTGACCTTGTGGACTGGAACAACCGGGAGAACGCCGAGGTCTGGCGCAGGGCGTGGGCTGACCTTGCCAACGAGTTTTTAGCGCAGAACAACCGCCCGGAGCGCATCGACCACCGCAGCTATGAGCGACAAGGAATAGAGCAAATCCCCACCGTTCATGTGGGCGTATCGGCAACGCAGATGGAGAAGAAAGGCATCGTGACCGAGCGCGGGGAGATGAACCGAAACATCAAGGCGGCGAACCGTATCCTGCGGGAAATCCGCCGCCTTGTGCGCGGCCTAAAGGACTGGATCGCGGAACTGAAAGAGAGAAAGGCCGCCCTGCTGGAATCGTTGGCAGAGGCACGGGCGCAGGCCAGCGAGCCGACCATCCCACAACTGCTTGCCCGGTACATGGAGCAGCGCGGCGAGGAGCGCGCCGACTGGACTTCCAAGGGCAAGCTCAAGGGCGCTGTTTCCGACTTCAACAAGGTGCAGGCAGCAATGGAGTTTCTGCGGCAGAAAGAAATCTCCACCGTGGAAACCCTTGACAGACAGCTTGATGGTATCAGCGAAACCGCCGTTGCCATCCGTGACAGCATGAGGAAAGCGGAGCGCCGGATCAAGGACATCGACACCCTGCTCTCCCACATTGAGAACTATGAGAAGTACAAGCCGGTCTACAAGGAGTATGCCGCCATCGGCTGGAAGAAGCAGAAGGAGAAATTCGAGGAAGCCCACAGGGGCGAGCTGGACGCATACCGGGCAGCCGCCCGGTATGTCAAGACCCACCTGTCCGGCACGTCCTACAGCCGCAAGGAGCTGGAGGCCGAACGCAAAGACCTTGCCGCCGCTCTGCCCGGCAAACGGGAGGAGCTGGAAGCGGTACAGGCAGACGTGCGGACGCTGCGGGACGTGCGGCACTGGCTCAATCAGGTGCTGCCGCCGGAGCAGTACCGCCAGACCGCCGAGCCGGGGAAAAAGCCATCCATAGTGGAGGGCTTGAAAGGCCGGGAGCAGCGTATCCGGCAGGAGCAGGAGAAACGGCAGCAACCGCCCCAGGCACAGAAACAACAGGATATGGAGCTTTAACTTTAACATCAGGCACCCGCCATTTTCAATTCTGGAATGACGGGTGCCTTTTTCATTTCAAGGAGGCTGCGATTGCATTTATTTGAAGCTGTGAAGCAGTCTGTCACCACAAGGCAGGCTGCCGAGCGATACGGATTGAACGTGAACAGAAACGGCATGGCGGTCTGCCCGTTTCACAGGGACAGACACCCAAGCATGAAGGTTGACTGCCGCTATTACTGCTTCGGCTGCGGAGCGACCGGGGACGTGATCGATTTTGTTTCCCTGCTGCATGGGATAAGCGCGAAGGAGGCCGCCCTCATGCTGGCGCGGGATTTCTCCATCCTCTGCGGGGACGGAACGGACGCACCCCGCCAGTCTGCCGTGAAGAAGCTGCGGCTGGAAGCCGAGGAACAGAAATACAGGCGCATGGAGCAGCATTGCTTTCAGGTGCTTGCAGACTATTATCACCTGCTGCGTCGATGGAGGGAGGAACACGCCCCCTGCCAGCCAGATGAGGCGTGGCATCCTCTGTTTGTGGAAGCCCTGCAAAGGCTGAACTATATCGAATACCTGCTGGACGGGCTTTTGTCCGATGACCTGCGGGAACGGGCTGCCATCGTCACAGAGTACGGAAAGGAAGTGAGAGCGATTGAGCAAAGAATTTCAGGACTTGCCGCCGCAGGTCCGGGAGGCCGTGAGGAACGCGCCGGACAGCGCCGCGCCGATGCGGAGCGTTGAGGAAGTAAAGGCGATGCTGGACACCACCGAAAAAGGCGGCGTCCGCAACAGCATAAGGAACTGCCTGACCGTATTCCAGTATGACCCCCTGCTTGCCGGGGCGCTGGCCTACAACCTTTTGACCGACCGAACAGACCTTGTAAAGCCCATCGGCTGCCAGCGTCCACCCGGTACATCCATGACCGACACGGATATGAAATATATCCGGCTGTACCTTGAAGAAACCTACGGTCTGACCAGCGAGAGGAAGATTGCGGACGCTGCCGACCTTGCCGCCCATCAGAACAGCTACCACCCCGTAAGGGACTATCTGAACGGTCTGGTATGGGACGGGACGGAGCGTATACGCTTCTGCCTGCGGCACTTTCTGGGAGCCGCAGCGGACACCTACACCTGCGAAGCCCTGAAGCTCTTTCTGCTGGGCGCGATCCACCGGGCATACAGACCCGGCTGCAAGTTTGAGGTCATGCTCTGTCTGGTGGGCGGTCAGGGTGCGGGCAAGTCCACCTTTTTCCGGCTGCTGGCGGTAAGGGACGAATGGTTTTCCGACGACCTGCGGAGGCTGGACGATGATAACGTCTACCGAAAGCTGCAAGGCCACTGGATCATTGAAATGTCGGAAATGATCGCCACAGCCAACGCAAAGAGCATCGAAGAAATCAAATCATTTTTGAGCCGACAGAAGGAGGTCTACAAGATACCCTATGAAACCCACCCGGCAGACCGCCCCCGTCAATGCGTGTTCGGCGGCACTTCCAACGCGCTGGACTTCCTGCCCCTTGACCGAAGCGGCAACCGGCGTTTTCTCCCGGTGCTGGTAAACCCGGAGCAGGCGGAGGTACACATTTTGGAGGACGAGGCCGCTTCACGGGCATATATCAGCCAGCTATGGGCAGAGGCAATGGTGCTTTACCGGGCGGGCAGATGGAAGCTGACATTCAGCCCGGAGCTGGTACGCTACCTGAAAGACCACCAGCGGGATTTCATGCCGGAGGACACCAAGGCGGGGATGATACTTGCCTATCTCGACCGCTGCACCGGCAATGCGGTCTGCTCCAAGCAGCTATACAGGGAAGCCCTGAACCACCCCTTTGACGAGCCGAAGCAATGGGAGATACGGGAGATCAACGAGATCATGAACCAGTGCGTGACCGGCTGGATCTACTTTTCCAACCCCCGTATGTTCCCACAGTACGGCAGGCAAAAGGGCTGGGAACGGGAGAATGCGACAACGGACACCGGCAACGAGGACGAGAAAATCCCCGACGGCTTTGTGCCGGTCACAGAACAGATGGAGCTTCCATTCTGAAAAATCCGGGGAAATCACAGCCCGTTGCATACCCCGTTGCTATCCCGTTGCCGACCCCGTTGCCGGGGAAAATGCTGTAGCCGCAAGGCTTTTCCCCTCTCTGACAACCAAAACAACAGAAAAATAAAAGAAAAAGTAAATAGTAGCCAACCCGCCAGATAGGGATTGTTTGCAAGGTCTTTTGAAGCCCGTTGCCGGACTTCGTTGCCGACGCTCCCCTGTCTGGCTATTTTCATGTAAGGAGGTAACTGCCTATGGCGAAAAACAAGACCCGAATCGATGTGATTACCGTCTTTGACGGGGAGCTGGACGCTACCGATGTTTTTGTGAGCCTGATCGCACAGAAGCACTCGCAGAAATCCAGCGAGAAATCCGGCAAGAATAATCTTGCGAAAACGCAAGATTTATGCTATACTAAAGACAAGGTTCAGGTAACCGGCGCTCCGTCTGGATTGTGCGGGTAAAACGGTTATGATGAGCGGATATGATGTGATGAGCGCGGCGCTTGCCGGGGGCTTCCGGGCAGCTATCTACTGCCGGTTGAGCAAGGACGATGACCAGCAAGGGGAAAGCGCCAGCATCGCCAACCAGCGGGATATGCTGGAAACCTACTGCGAGAAGCAGGGATGGGAGGTTGTGGCAGTCTACCAAGACGATGGCTATACGGGGCTGAACATGGAACGCCCCGACCTGAAACGAATGATGAAAGCCATCGAGCGCAGGCAGGTAAATCTTGTGATAACGAAAGATTTATCGAGGCTGGGCAGAAATTACTTGCAGACCGGGCATCTCATTGAGGAATTTTTCCCAAGGAACGGTGTGCGCTATATCGCCATGAACGACGGCATAGACACCCTGCGGGAGAACAACGACATTGCGCCGTTCAAAAATATCCTAAACGAGATGTACAGCAAGGACATTTCCAAGAAAGTCCATTCGTCCTACCTGCTGAAAGCGCAGAAAGGCCAGTTTACCGGCTGCGTCGCTCCGTTTGGATACAGGAAAGACCCGGAGGACAAGAACCACCTGCTGATCGACCCGGAAACAGCCCCCATTGTCCGGCTGATATTCGGGTACGCACTGGAGGGGCACGGCCCGAACCATATCCGGCGCAGGCTGGAGGAACGGAAGCTCCCCTGCCCCACATGGTGGAACAGGGAGCGCGGGATACGCAACGTCCGCACCCGGTGGGAGCAGCAAGACCCGGAGAACGGGAAATATATCTGGGACTTCTCCGTGATAAAAGACCTGCTGATGAATCCCGTCTACACCGGGGCGATCGCTTCGCAGAAAACGGAGTACCGCTTCAAGATCGGGACTATCGGCAGTAAGCGGCCGGAGGACTGGATCGTGGTGGAGGGGACGCATGAGCCGCTGGTGGACAAGAGAGACTTTGCCATCGTGCAGGGCAAGCTCAAATCCCGCCAGCGTCCGGGGGCTTCCGGCGAGCCGAGCCTGTTCGCGGGGCTTCTCAAATGCGGGGAGTGTGGGAAGTCGCTGACCGTCCGCTACACCAATGCCAAGCACCCGCAGCGGATTTATTCCTGCAAGACCTACAATGCCTTTGGGAAGCATCATTGCAGCCAGCACAGAATTGAGTATGACACCCTCACAAGCCTTGTGCTGCACAAAATCCGGGAGTGCGCCGCCGCTGCCCTGATGGACAGCGAGACCGTAGCCGACAGGCTGACCGGCAACTGCGAGGCCGAGCAGAAAGGGCAGCGGGAAGCAATGGAACGGGCTTTGGCAAAGGATGAGGAACGGATCGAAACACTGGAAAAGATGGTGCTGCGGCTCTATGAGGACATGGTAGCCGGACGCATCACGGAAAACAATTTCGATCTCCTGCTGGCAAAGACGCAGAAGGAACAGGCCGAGCTAAAGGAAAAGGCCGCAGAAGCCCGGAAGCGGCTGGACGATGAAGTCCGCCTTGCGGTGGACGCAAGGGAATGGGTGGAATCCATACAGGAATACCGGGACATTGCGGAGCTTGACGCTGCCACTCTAAACCGCCTTATCAAAGAAATCGTTGTCCATGAAACCATTGACAGCGACAAGACAAGACACATTTCTATCGAAATTCATTTCAATCTCAAGCCCCTGCCGGAAGTAGAGCAGGTCACGGGATGATCTGCCCCACGTCGGGGAACTTCTGAAAACTTCATATATTTTTTGACACGCCGCCGCCCGCCATCGAGCAGAGTTTTACACCTAATTGGGGATAAAACAGCTCATGGCGGGCGGTGGTGTGGCGATGATCGGCATTACCCTCGTTCCTCTGCTGTCCGGCCTGTTCTCTGCATAACAACCGGCTCCAGCCTCCTTTGAGGTGGAGCAATCCCATTTTTAAGGAAGGAGAAAACACCATGAAGCACTTTCGGAGCGTCGTATCGCTCCTGTTGGTATTCGTGCTGTGCTTTGGGATGATTCCTTACGCCTCGGCAGAAGAAGCTCCCACGCCAACCACAGCAGAAGCACCACAGCCCACCGAAGATACGACTGCCAAAGAATCGCCGCCTGCAACAGAAGCGCCAGAGACTACCGAAACTGTGGAGACAACAGAAGCAGCAACAGAAGTTGCAGAAGAAGCCACGGAGCCTGCCACTGAGGCTCCTACAGAAGAAACAGAGAATCCGTCAGATGATTTTCCTGTTGTACCAGAAGATGACCGCCTCTCGGAAGCCGAAACCTACGCTTCCACCCCAAAAAGCATTATGCTGTTCGACTTTGCAGACAACGGAGACTATACCACACGGCTGAAATATCAGGTTTCCTGTGCTTACAAACCAAATGGAAGCGGCACGACCCGGACGGCCTATATCAAGAACATGGGCTGGCATTTTGCGAGGTACGGCGGTGTTGCCCATGCGGATGAACCACTGTACTGCATTGAGCCTTGGCGGAACTACGGTGCCAGCACCAGTGGTAACTCCGTTGACCGGGATGTGACCCTCTACGGTGATGGCGGTACCAGCGGCAGCAATGTCTGGTATGCTATGCCTGCTGCACGGCGGGAAGCCATTGGTCTGATTCTGCTTTACAGCAATCAGATGTGGAACCACTCCATCAGCGTTACCACCACGAAAAAGGACAATAATCCCAATGTGCCGCTGAGAATCGCAGCCCAGTTCCTCATTTACGAGATCGTCTGCGGCCTGCGGAATCCCACCACATTTGAGAGTAATTCCACGAACGAGTGCGGCACCTCCGGCGATATTTTTTACAATGCCGGAGCTGCAAGTGTTCCGTATTTCGCTCCCAACTACAATGCGCTTGTGGATGCAATCCAGGCAGCAAAGAAGATTCCCAGCTTTACTTCCGCATCCAGCAGCAGCTCTCCTACCATCAGCCTGACGGGAGATGAAACCAGCGTCTACGACAGCAACGGCGTTCTGTCCAACTTCTCTTTCACAGACGGAAATGGAGCGGAGTTCTACAAGAGTGGCAGCACTCTGTACATCACGCAGACGGGAACGATTTCTTCCTCCACTGTGTATAGGGCTACCCGGTATCTGCCCTCCGCTGCCAGTTCCACCTATAACCTGTGGTATATGTCAGGTTCCAGTTATCAGACAACGGTATCCCTGGCCAGCGCTTCCAGCGGCAATCTCAACGCCTATTTCAAGCTGAAAGCCCCTGATCCGGGAGCAATCAGCCTGACCAAGACCACAGAGGACGGTCAGAATCTCTCCGGCTGGCGGTTTGGCGTGTATACCAATTCTGCCTGTACCAGCCTTGCGGCGGGGCCTTACACCACCAACAGTAGCGGCAAGATTTCCATTACCGGGCTGACCGCTGGCACTTACTATGTGAAGGAGCTGGGGCATACGGACAGCAGCATCAACGCTCTGTACACCTGTTCCAGCACGAACCCTCAGAAGGTCAGTGTCACCAGCGGCGGCACCACTTCGGTCAGCTTCTATAACAAGCTGAACACCGGCGCTATCAGCCTGACGAAAACCACAGAGGACGGCAAGAACCTGTCCGGCTGGCGGTTTGGAATCTACTCCAATTCTGCCTGCACCACCCTGGTTTCCGGGCCGCACAGTACAAACACCAGCGGCAAGATTTCCGTCACCGGTCTTACCCCCGGCACTTACTATGTGAAGGAAATCGGGCACACAGACAGCGCCATCAATGCTCTGTACTACTGTTCCAGCACCAATCCGCAGTCCGTAACTGTAACCGCAGGTGCCACGGCAACGGTCAGTTTCACGAACAAGCTGAATACTGGCAGCGTAAAGCTGATCAAAGCTACGAACACGGGTGCAAACCTGAGTGGCTGGCAGATTGGGCTGTATACGGATGCTGACTGCACCAACGCTGTGTCTGGCTCTCCCTTTACCACCGGGGCAGACGGTACGGTAACGGCTGCGGGCTTACAAAAGGGAACCTATTATGCGAAAGAGATTCCCACGGACGATCCCTATTGGGAATTTGACACCGCTGTGAAGTCTGTAACAGTTGCTGTTGGAAAGACCGCAGAAGTCACCTTCATCAACACCCATTACGGACGCATCGAAATCCGCAAGACCACCAACACCGGCAATCAGCTTGGCGGCTGGACATTTCGGGTGAGAGATTCCGAGGGCAATTCCTACGGAGACTTCACCACCGATGACAATGGCTATGCCTGCACCCAGAATCTTCCGTTAGGTCGGTACACGGTTGTCGAGCTGCCCACGGAGGATAATTATTGGCTCACAGAACTGGGTTTCCACGATGTGACCGTAAGAGCCGGCGAAACCACCGTGGACACCTGGCTTAACAAGGAGCAGGGCTTGGCCTGGTTCTACAAAAAGACCAACACCGGACAGTCCGTGGAGGGCTGGCACATCACGGTATATTCGGATGAAGCCTGCGCCCAGAAGGTCGGCACCCTTATCACCAATGCAGACGGCAAGGCTGGTTACTACCTTGACCCCGGCACCTACTGGGCGAAGGAAACCGGCGACGAACACGGGCGCTTTGAGGACGAATACTGGATGGTGGATGAAACCGTCCAGAAGTTTGAAATCAAGCCCCATGAGGATGTGTCCATCACCTTCACCAATGTCCAGTACGGCAAGCTTAAAATCACCAAGACTGTGGAGGGCGGCGGCTCTGTGGAGGGCTGGCAGTTCAAGATCACGGACGCCGAAGGTACGGTGCTGGACGGCGCCCCCTTTGCCACCGACGAGGACGGCATCATTCTGACCGGGAATCTGCTGCCGGGTCAGTATACGGTGGAAGAACTGCTGCCGGAGGACAGCCTGTATGCGTGCAAGGGCGATAACCCCCAGACTGTCACCATCACTCAGGGTGAAGTTGCCGAGGTAGCCTTTGTCAATGCGCTGCGCACCGGCAAGGTTACTGTGGAGAAGATCGACATTACCGGCAGTCCTCTGGCAGGGGCAACCTTCCGTCTGGAATGGAGCGCGGAGGGTTCCCTGTGGTATCCCGTGACCTACTCCGAAAGCATCGTCCGGGGTGGCTGCTCCAATCCCGATGTTGTGGATGGGTGCCTGACCACCGGGGCAGACGGTATTCTGGAGTGGGACAGCCTCTATCCCGGCTTGCAGTACCGCCTGACGGAAACCAAAGCCCCGGATGGGTATAAGCTGCTGGAAAAAGCCGCCTATGAGGGGGAACTGCTTTCTGACGATCTTGCCATCATAGTTCGCGTTACCAACGCCCGCACCTTCACAATGCCCGACACAGGAGTTAATACCGGTAAACACGCTTGAACCCTCTGTCCTTGCAGCAAATCTTGATACCTTTGAATCGTTCAAATCCATCATCTACTTAGGAAAGGACATAGAAAGCAGAGATCCAGATAGCATTAAGAGCTTTATGATAGGAAGCCTGACTCAGATATTTGATTAATCGAACCATAGTAAAAACAGAAATCCCAGATTACCTCTTGTTGGTGGTTTGGGATTTCTGCTTTTGCAGGAAATATTTTTTTGTCGTGTGCTTGACATACGGGTGACGAAGATCATGAAATCTAATGGGGGGCATGTTATGCTCCTTAAGAACGGCTGGTACATGAGAGGATAGATATCCAGGCTTGATTAGTTCTCCAAGTTCATTCACATAGATGTATCCAAGATAGTCTTGGCATTAGCAGTTACCACATAGCTTCCGATTTTCCTCCTGCTCTGCTTTCATTCTCTTGAGAATCGCTTCAAAAGGAGCAACAAGAGGAAGTGTACGATAGCTTGATTTTGTTTTAGTGGTATCTGCCAGAACCAGTGTGTATTTGCCATCGATGCGAGTCTCATTGACGGTGTGACGAATGGTAATTGTCTTTTCTTCAAAGTCAATGGCATCCCACCTTAAACCAAGAACCTCACTACGGCGTAAACCGTAAAATGAAGCAGCAATTACGCCAAAGAATTCTTGGATTACTCCCATTTCGTTCACCTTTATAATCTGGCGTCGTGATTAATCAGTGTAGAATTACCGGTACCAGCAGAGCCATAAATCATATCGACGTGAGAATTGGCAAACATCTGCCGAAGGGTTTCTTTCTTGCCATCATATTACGCTGTTTGTATCGGGAATTGCTTTATCAATTCTGAGTATCTGACCGCGCGCCTTCTTCTTTACTCAGTCCATTTTACCATAATCTTTCGATCAACGTCAACCACGATCCGTTCAATACAATCAATAATCTCGCTCAACGGGACTTCCTTTCTGCTAGCTTTCAGCAGTTTGCAAAACACCTGATACTGTTTTTCATAGGCTTCTTTGTCTGCAATCGCCCTGTTCAGTTCCGCTTCGGCCTGCTCCTTTGCAGGCCGTGCAGCCGCAATGGCTTCTTTAGAACCTTCACCCATGACATACTTTTCATATTGCTTCATGCTGAAATCAGTAGCTTCCTCATATTTGAGAGAAGCTGCTTCAATGATGGAATCCATGCGTTGTATTTCCTGCTTATATTGATCTTTGGTAATAAAGTGATGATCGATGTACTGTTTTAGCTGGTAGTACACAGCACTGAGTACATCTTCCTCTCTGGCATACATTCCTGTACATTTATCCGCACCTAACCGATTTTTTGAAATGCAGGTGAAGAAATACCAATCCGCATGGTTCGTTCCGCGCTTTCGCTGCATCTTTCCTCCGCAGCAGGCACAAATAACTTTGCCTTTGAAAACATTCTCGCTCGCCTCCGGTGTGGGACTGATATTAAATGAACGGGCTTTGAATTCACTTTGGATTCTGTCAAAGGTTTCAATGTCTACCAGCGGTTCATGGGTGCCCTTTACAACTCGCTTTTCCTTGCCTTGTATGAGCATCCCAGTATAGGTTCGGTTAGTCAAAATGTATTTCACAGATCGACTGTTCCAATCGCCCGTTCCATCCGCAAAACTCCCGGTCAGTCCATTGGAACGGGCGTATTGGATCGGAGTGGGTAATCCTTTTTCATTCAAATAGCGGACGATACCTGTTACGCCAGTTCCGTTTGCCGCCAGCTCAAAAATCTTCCGCACTGTGATGGACGCAATCGGGTCAGGGACTAACTGATCGTGGTTTGCTTCGGACTTTTGGTATCCAAAGGGGGCCCTCGGCCCAACAAATGTTCCTCGGTCTATTTTCATTTGCAAAGTCGCCTCAACTTTCTGTTTGATTTCTACTGCAACCTGTTCGTTAAATGCGTTCTTTATTGGAATGCGAATTCTAGCTCCATGTGGGTGGGATTGATCGGTCAAGCCGTTTACTGTGTCGAAGTCGTCATTAATTGAAACAAAACGAACACAGTTCATAGGGAAGAAGACCTCCAGATAATATCCAACTGCGATGTGATCTCTGCCCAGGCGGGAAAGATCTTTGACTACAACACAGTCAACTTCGCCCCGTTCAATATCTGCAATCAGCTTCTGAAACATCGGTCGATCAAATGTTCTGCCACTCCATCCTGCATCAATGTACCATCGCAATATGGGATGCTGGTTTTCCTGCCCCCACGCTTCAATAATTTTCTTTTGGTTTTCTATGGAATCATCGCCGCCCTTTCCTGTGACAGACAAACGGATATACCCAGCAGTCTCTGAGTGCGGATGTGGCAGCGCTACAGTCTGATGCTTCCGGCTTTTTTGTGCCATGCGTAATCCTCCCCTTTCCATGCAAAACAGGCTACGGCAAAACCATAGCCTGTCTGCATTATAGCATATTCTGCTTTCCGCTACCACGAGTAATACTCTGTTTTCCGCTTCCACGAGCTTAGACACCCGTATGTCAAGCACACGACAAAAAATATTTCCTGCAAAAGCAGAAATCCCAAACCATCAAACATACTGCGATGGTCTGGGATTCCGGCTTTTTCAATTACTGAATAGGAGCTGATTCTCAAGCGAACAGGTCATTGACTTTATACGCAATCTCAATGCGCTTGTCCGGGAAAATATAGACCTTCTCAATCAGGAGGCTGACCAACTCCGGGGTCAGGCCCTCTGCGTCGGTGATAGCCTTGGCAATCTCCGTGCGGCTGGACTGCCGGTTCTGTTCTTCCTTTTTCTTTTTCGCTTGTGCCGCAATGGCGGCATGGGCGTTTTTTGCTTTCAGGATGGCGGCATCATAGGATGCTTTTTGGGACTTGTAGTTTCCTACATCAATTTCGCCCATGATGTACTGCTCGAACAGGGATTGCTTGCTATCTTCCAGCGCTTCAATCTGCTTTTCATATTCCGTGCGCTCAGCTACCACCGTATCCAGACTGATGGAGCCATCCTTACGGATGGAAAGAACGGCTTCCAACTGTGCTTTTATGGTTTGGAAAATGGCCTGTTCCAGTTCCAGGGCATCTACCTTCAAATCATGGCAGGGGCCGTTCTCAGCCGCCTGAGAGCGGCGGCAAACAAAATAGGGGCGCTTATTTGATACATAGGAAAGCGCATGGTCACAGCAGCCGCAGAACACGATGCCTTTCAGAAGATAATCCCTCTGCTTCCTATGCGGCTGGGAAAAGCGGCGCACGGTTTCCTGTACCTTATCAAATAAGGCCTTGTCTACGATTGCCGGATGATGGTCAGGAATGATGTACCACTTCGACCTGTCCTTAAAACGACTGTTGTTTCCACCGACTTCAAGGACTGCCCGCTTCCCAATGATGTAGGTGCCGGTATAGCGTTCATCCGCTAAATACCGCACGATGGTGGAATCACACCAGATGCCATGAGTTCGGGAAATATCATGGGTTTTCTGCCCCCGTGCAATCTTGTATTCAGCGGGAGTAGGGATGCCCCGTTTGTATAGCTCCTTGGCAATGCTGGGGGCATTCTTACCTTCGGCGGCAAGCTGGAAGATCAACTGAACCACAGTAGCCGCTTCGGGATCAGGATCCATTCTTCCATCGGCACTCTTGCGGTAGCCATAGGGGCAAATCGTACTCTGATATTCGCCCCGCTGCATCTTGGCATATTTGGCGCTTTTGGTCTTGATGGACATATCCCGGCTGTAATACTCACTGATAAGGTACTTGAAGGCCACATCCATGCCGCCCGTATCGCCCTTGTAGTTGTTGCTGTCGTAATTATCGCTGATGGAGATAAACCGGGTGTGAAACAATGGGAAAACCCGCTCAAGGAAATAGCCGGTTTCAATGCTGTTGCGCCCGAACCGGGAGAAGTCCTTGACGATAATGCAGTCGATTTTGTTCTCTCGCACCATCTCAATCAGTTTCTGCACCTGGGGACGCTCAAAGTTGGTGCCGCTGTAGCCGTTGTCGATGAACTCCAACACCTCGGAATTGAGCGCTTCCGGCAGAGCTGCCGCATATTCATTCAGCACAAGGCGCTGGTTCTCAATACTCATGCTGACCGCTATCAGCACATTTGCGAACGGCTTGCCGGGATCGAGGGCACCGTGGCGGACGAGAAGGGAGCTATGGATATTCTGGCTTCCGTGGGGCGCAGAAGCTGGAACAGCAACGGCGAACAC